CTGTCCCCGACGCTGTCCCTGACGCTGTCCCCGACGCTGGCCCCGACGCTGTCCCTGACGCTGGCCCTGACGCTGTCCATGACGCTGTCCCAGACGCTGTCCCCGACGCTGGCCCTGACGCTGTCCCTGACGCTGGCCATGACGCTGGCCCCGACGCTGGCCCTGACGCTGTCCCTGACGCTGGCCATGACGCTGGCCTTTGTGAGGCCGATCACGATCGCGCGGGTCAGTCCTTCTGAGAGTGGTGAGCCACACCACACGATCCGTGCGGGCGGCTTCAGCCCCGCGGCTTCATAGGCGAGCCGCACGCCGCGCTCGGCCTCGGCGCGATTTGCCGGCTCAGTCGATAATCCGATAGCTAACCAGGCACCGCGCCACTCGACCATGCGCGACTGCTGGGCTTTGGTGAGTTTCTCAAGTCGTTTTGCTTTGGTGATCGCCATAGAAAATCCTCTCTATAAGAAAACGTGGCGGATGCAACCGTGGTGGCACACCCGCCTACGATCAGTCGGCTACGTTCCGAATGTCAGCCGGAGCGTACTCGCGTTGAATGGTGACTTCGTAGTTGCCGGCGGGCAGCGTGATCGGCGCGTGCTCTTCGTGTACGATGCGCACGCCTTCTTCGCCCACGCGCAGGTAGAGACCGCTTTCGATCTCCAGCACCTCAGCTGCACTTTTGTCTTCCACCTGGTGCGCATGCCCGGTGACTTCACCATAGGCCAGCACGCCGTCCACTCGCTTGGTCGATTTTTGCGTCGGTATCGACTCGATCTGCCGGATCAGAACATCTCCCTGCCTGTACAGCTTCTTCATGTTGCCTCCTTAGGTGCGAAAAAATGGCCGCGCCGTCATTGGTGCGGCGGCGCGGCTTCAGCGATCGTTCGACTTGAGGTGTTTCCACCTTCGCTGGTGCTAGGTTTCTTGTCAAGAGGGTTGGCGGAGAGCTCGCGCATGAACTCGCCTTTCGCCCTCGCGTACTCGTCAAGTGTAATCTCTGCGACTTCCCCGGCGGGCGTGGTGGCCTTAAGGATGAGTTCGCTGTTCATGGTCCATCGTCCAGTCGAGCGAAGATCAATCGGCTGCTTCTTCTGCCAGGACTCGCGCATCAGCTCGACCATTGTTGCCGAGGTGATCACTAGATTCTCCCTGCTAGCCAGGCGTTTGCGATCCGTGCCTTGTCTTCTAGAGGCCAGCCTAGCAGGAGCTTATTGAGCTGCTCTTCGTTCACTTCGATGGTGACCCGTCCGGCGGCGGCCGGGACGCGCTGCTTGTTCTCCACGTGCGTCCTGGTGGTGTCGCGCCTCTCTCCATCAGGATGTTTTTCGCGGTAGTGCTTGCGTGCGCGGCAGCGCCCGCACAGGTTGGTGCGCGATCGCTTGGTGAGCTGATTGGCGCAGGGACGATCGAATCCCGCACAGATGCGCTGGCCGTTCGGTTGTTTCACTGGTCCCTCCGTCGTTCGAATCTTCTTGCTCGGTTGTTTCACTGGTCCCTCCGTCGTTCGAATCTTCTTGCGCAGTTCGTGATGAATCTTCGCGACCGTTGCCGGCGGCGGTGCCGAGACTGGAATCGAGACCGCATGGTTGCGATGGGCCACCGGGCAGGCGACGCCGTCTTCGCAGAACACACACAGCGGAACCTTGCCTCGGTCATCATCGCGGTCGATCATGCGGTCCGTGTTGCAGCCGCAACCGCCAACGCACGGCAGGCCGCGGACCGGCCCGACTCCGCGCTTCGCGTACTCCAGTCCCACGGTCATCGCTCGTCCTCCTGCTGCTCGGGACACTTGTGGCACGCTTTGCTTTGCTTCTTCCTTCCAGCGGCGAATGCCTTACGGTGGCGCTCGCGCTCGTTCTGCGACACCTGCATCGCTAGCTGACTAGGGCTCGGTTGCTCCTGCTTCACCGGTGGCGCCTTGAATCCGGTCGACATTTCCGCAACGCCTCCTACTGCTTCTAAGTAGAATCTTTAGATCAAAACCTTCTAATAGCCGCCGTAGTTGAACGGCAGTTCTGTGGATAAGTCATGCAACGCTCGTCGGGTAAATTACTTAGGTAGTCCACAGCCCCCTGTGAAGATTGTAGGAAATCGTCCCCACACTGTGGATGGGGAGTGGTAAGTTGACGACTTAGTAACTTATCGTGCACAGCGATCCACCACTTTCCCTTTAGACGCACAGTGTTTTGCACAGTGTTGTGCATAGCTTTCTCACCGCCCCTTTCGGGCTGCGCCTTTGATCTTCGAAATTGCCCGGCGCTCGCAATCTCCGATGCAATTTCATGCCGAGTTGCGCCAATCGCATTCGCGGCGATTTTGCGTGCTTCCTCCAGAGCCAGCGAAGCCCCAGCCTGAAATGCCTGCCAAGTTTCCTGCATCCGAGCATCAAGATATTGGCCAGCACACATATCGAAGCGGGCCACTTTGCGGCGCGTGAGTTCAAATTCCTTGAATTTCTCTCTCAGTTCCACGTCTACACTTCCTTCCGGTTCGTCAGTGGGTGGCATGAGTCAATGAATTTATTCTCAGCGCCACACTTCGGACATGAAATTGTGCCCGTATAGGTAGCTTGGGCCGACATCACACATAGCCAAGCCCCACAATTAACGCAATTCGAGTTGCACAATTCCCGGTAGCGTTTCACGGCTTACACTTCCATGCACAGAGCGCCAATATCGCTGTTAGAATCAGGCACCACGTAGCCATTATCAAGGCAATCTCATTATTGCTCAGTTCCACGTCTACAGTCCTCCCCGATGTGCTTCTACGATTCTGCGCCCTATCCATTCCGCGACGTTCGCCGTGACCGCGTTTCCCAATGCTCGGTATCTGGCACTGTCCAGCCCTTGGGGAAGCTCTGCAAAGTCTCGCACTCGGTGGGCGTCAGCCGGCGAACAGAGAGTTGCTGAGTATCCGCTTCCGGGTTTTCCGCGGCCGGCGCTGAGTTGGGGAGCGATTCGGCTGGTTCTGAGCTCTCCGCGCTGGTTCTCTGCGAAACTGACGGCGTCACTATCACGTCCCCGCCTTGGTTCCCATGAGTCTGCCCCGCTGCCATGATCGGCTGCGATTTCTCCGCCGCGAACGCCTTGTAGTCTTTCCCGCTGTTCATCGGCATGATGGGAAACAAGATTGTCTGATCCATCTCCCCTTGGGCTGCTGTGGCCGTGATGTCCTGCGCTGGCACTGAGAGCGGTTGCAATGAGATGTCCTTCGGCAGCTTGCTCTGCGTTCGGCTGGAATCCTCCACTGCGGGAACTTCCTCCAGGTGGCCCAGCGATGATTGGGGCTTCGTGCAGGCAGGTGAGGTTTGGCACTTGGTCGATGCCAACGGAAGCATTGGCTTGGCCGGATTCGAGCACGGCGAGGTTGTAATCGTCTTCGTGTCGCCGCCCCGGCGCGTTGCTAGTGACTCCAACGCCGCTTGTAAGCGGGACGGCAATTCCCTGCCCCGTTTCTCCGCCCTCCGCAAAATCCCCTGCGCCGCCCTCGGACTCAAAAAGAACCTCTTGGGGACATGGCTCTCCAAAACATCCGACAATGAACACACGTCTGCGTCTCTGGGCGACTCCGAAGTACTGCGAGTCAAGCACACGCCCCGCCAGACCATAACCGAGTTCATCCAAGGATTTGAGGACGATTCGGAAATCGTTTCCGTTAGCCGAAGAAAAGAGGCCGGGCACGTTTTCGAGAACAAACCAAGTCGGCCTAAGCTCTCCCAAGATTCGGACAACTTGCCAGAACAGGCCGCTTTGAGCGCCGCCCAATCCTGCTCGTTTTCCGGCCACAGACAAGTCCTGGCAGGGGAATCCAGCGGTAACAACATCAACTGCAGCGAGTTTGTGGACTCTTTTCTGACCGCACTTGAGGACATCGTAATAACGCTCCGTATTCGGAAATCTCGTCTTCAAAACCGCGATGCAGAACGGCTCTTTTTCCACCTGCCAGATCGTGCGAAATCCCGCCTTCTCAAAACCAACGTCAAATCCGCCAATCCCCGCGAACAAACTTCCATGCGTCAGTTGGGGCAGTTCCACGTCACTCACCTCCCGCCATCTTGTTAGCGCGTAGCCATCGAGGATCACGACAGTCGCGGTAATTGAATGCAGAAGACTCGCCGCTTTTTTCTTCCCAGTTCAGAGCATCATAGCGACCTATAAGAACTCGCCACGCTATGCGGAATTGCTGCCTGATATGGCGAACGCTCCAGAAGCCACAGCAACGGGCTGGCCTACGACGCGACGCCCTCTTCAGTGCCCCCTCTCCATCCATGTTTTCCCCGCACAGAGGAGAGGGGGCTCAGCCAGGCGCGCTGCTCTATTCACGCCTGGAACTCGATGGCTCTTGTTTCTTGCCAACTCGTTTTCCGAAATGGTTTGTGAAGTGCCTGCCGATAGAAGGCGATGCGAGCAGAGCGCTGTGCTCGTTGGCGGTGACGTTGTCGAAGTGGTAAAGCGTCCCGCCATGGAACTCGACCGCGAGCGTGTTGGTCTCAGGATCGTGGCCGATGCGCCGAATGGCGCTCGATTTGATTTCCTTCATTTCCATGCTGCCTCCTCAGAAAGTTTTGTCGTCGTGGTACACGCGCACGCCCGGGATCTGATCGATCGCCTTCTCCTTCATGTCGCGGACGTGCTCGCCGATCCGCTTGGTGTCAGGCGCACACCACTCCCGCGGCACCTGGTCGGGATCGGTGATCTCGAACTTCCAATACATCTGTTTCCTGATTCCGCTCACTGTGGGCAACGACCTCGATGGCGGTAGGTCGACGACCGGCGTGTCGATCGGAGCGGCCTGGATCGCAGCAGCAAGCTTGGCCTTGCCCTGTGCGGCGGCCGCGGCTGCTTCGTCTGCGCGCTGCTTTGCAATGCGCTGGCGCTCGAGTTCCTGAGCTGCTTCGCGCTGCTGTCGCGCAATCCGCTCCTGCTCGACGCGATAGCGTGTGGCCTCGACGTTCAGGTATTCAGAGGCCTGCTCGAGCGGGATTAATGCGGTCTGCTCAGCATCGAGAATGGCGCGCTTCGCCTCGTCGGCCCGGCGCTTCATGGGGGCGAAGAACTCCTTCACCACCTTGATGCGTTGTTTCACCTGGCGACCTATCTCGATCGCCAAGGTGTAGGTGTCAGCATCCACGACCTTGATGCTGCCGACTTGACGTTGCAGGGCGCCGGTCTCGCGTTGCAGATCCGGCGGAAGCTGGAGGCTAGTAGTTGCCATTGCCAGCCTCCTCCATGTTCACCGCCTCTTCCTTGGCGATGTCGAGCAGGGCCAGCACTCCGAGCTCACTGCTCGGCCGCTCAGCCAACATGCGACGCTCGAACGATTGCAGGATCGGCAAGTGGAACGACGGCGGCGAGTCCTTCAGAGCTTCCTCGACCAGGCGCCGCCGGGCCGTCTCTTTGCCGTTGGGGAAGAGCCGCTGCAGGATGCTGCCGATCGTGCCAACAGGGGTCTCCGGTGGCTGCGGAGTGAGCGGCTGTTCGGCCGTCACCTCTCTGATCACCCAAAACGGCCGCCCTTGTTTGCCGGCGCGCTGCGTACAGACTGCGGCGATCCGCTTCCCGGGCATGAGCTCGTCGAAGCGATCCTCGTCGAACGAGTACAGCCGCTCGGCGACATTGTTCAGCAGGATCCACTTGAAGCGCTGCTCGCTTTTGCCGCCGCCCTCGGAGCAGTCGGTGATGACGCCGGCGAAACGACGGGACACTTCGTCCTTGCGCTCGCTGCGATCGAAGCGCTGCTGCCGGCTTTCGCGTTCATGGGTTGCGTTGTCCGCATCGATCTTCGCGGACTCCTGGTCGTCGATCAGGAAATTGTCGCGCAACGTGAACTTCAGCGCGCTGGTGCGCGACTTGTTGATTGCCTTGTCGCTCGAGTCGGCTGCGTCGCCGATCCCGATCAGCTCACAGCGATCGTCGGGCACATCGACGTTTATCAGCTCGTAGTGCATCTCCAGGCGAACGCAGTGCATGTGTGCGCCGTTCTTGGTGGTGTACTCGGAGTCGTCGACGTTGGCGACGTTGGGGTTCGCCTTCAGCACCAGGCCGTGCTTGGCGAACAGAGCGCGCAGCGTCAACAGCACATCGGCTGAGCGCATGAAGGTGTAGTTCTGGTCTTTGTTCCGGCCGCTCTTCTCGATCGATTCGATGTCGGCCAGGACATTGCGCCAGCGCTGATAGAGGTTGAGAGGTGACGGTGCCGTAGCCGGCGCCGGTACTTCGGGAGCAGTTTGTTTTGGTGTCATATTCTCCTCAAGTCAGTTGCGTGCAAGTGCTCTGACGACCAACTCCTCGAGGTGCGAGAAGGTGTCGCCGCGGAACACTTGTTGTGGAATTACGGAATCGGATCCGCAGCGCTCGCATCTGAGGTGCGAGTCGAGCGAACCGATGTGGAAACAATTGCGGCACTCGAAGGCTTCGTTCATAGGTTCCTCATCAAGTGCCAGCCAACGATCAACGCCGCCATGCAAAGCACGACGATCACTGCTTGCAGCATGCTGATAGTCATTGCGACCTCCACCAGGGCAGGAACACGTCGCGGACGACGACTGCCCACAGCGGGATTGTGACGATGAAGCAGAAGGCTGCGATGCTCCAATAACTGATCGGCGGTTCGCAGTCGACAGCCAGCTTTTCGCGTGCTTCGATGTCCTGCTGCCACTCTTCCCAGCACATCATCAGAGCGCCTCCCAGGTTGTGGCCGGCCGATTGCCGACGGTGCATTGGCGCACGCTGCGCTTGGTGACCAGGTGAGCGCGCTCGAGCTCGGGCAGCCGGCGCGCGATGACGTAGCGATCGAACTGCGAACGACTGGCGAGCTCCAGGGACGTGCTGAGCGGATACTTGCGCACCAGCGCGAGCACGCCCTGAAGCTGACCTTCGCGGCGGCCCGAGCTCGTCATCTCCCGTGCGGCGGAGTGTGACGGCTCGGGATCGCTGCGTCTGGCGACGGGGACTGCCAGAGCCTGATCGATCGGGTTGAAGAAGCTAAAGGAGGCCTGGTTCATCGGCGGCCTCGCGCTTTGGCGACCAGGTCGTTAGTGATCTGGTCAAAAACTTCCGGCATGATGGGGCAGCCGCTTTTGAGAATGGCGGCGAACTCATGCAGCAGCTCGAACATCTCGGGAGCAGCTGCGATCAGCCGCGCATTCTGGAGTGGGCTGCCGGCGGTACGGTTGAGTGGATAAGCAGTGGCGAGCAGTTCGCCTTCATGGCCGGCGAAGATGTCGGTGGTCTCGCCTTCGTCGAAGAAGACGTTTGTCCATGGGCCGGGAGTGTGCCCGTTGGTTGTAACTTCACTGTGCGGGGTAAGTGCAGTCATCCGTAGCTCCTTAGCTACGGCGACCGACTTGTGGTGGCGGCGGTTGGACTCGAACCAACGACCTACGGATTATGAGGCCGTTGCTCGTCAGATCCGATCCGTTGCTCGTTGCCGTCTTCCTCAAGTCGGTCACCGTTCGTAATAAATTGCCGAGCATCATCAGCCTCGGCGGAGTGTCTGTCAAGCTGAAACTTTCTTCCGGTTCCAGTATGGTGTTTTGCATTTGGCGCAGCGAAGCGGCGGCGTTCGCGACTCCCACTTGTGACCGCAGACTTCGCAGGTTAGCTTCAGAATCACGACGGTCGCTTTCTTTGTCGCCATGCCAGATAGTGTACACTTTGGTGTATTCGTGTCAAGCATTATTTTGGCCAGTGTTTATGCGGCTCCGTGAAGCGCTGCACAGCCTCGGGTGGCTTGCGTTCGAGCGCTGCAACCGCCGCTCGGCGATACTCGATTCGAATGTGCGAGTACTTCTTTTTCATGGCCTGCGAAATGTGGCCGGCGATCGATTCCGCCGTCTCCTCGCTGACTTCGGGATTCTCGAGCAGCCGCGGCCAATGCGCTTCAACATCTGCTGCAGCGCGGACGTCTCGTGGGTCACCGGGCCGGCGCCTCGCGCCTGGCGCATGCGCTGATACGCACGCAGCAGATCCGTCGTGATCTCGGGCAGCCGCATCTCACCGAAGAAGGGTTCGAGAATTCGGATGTATTGGTCGTAGTCGCGCTGCGTCCGCGGTGAGATGTAGGGCCGGCGCGTCTCCAGCCAGGCACGCGCCGCGGCGCCAAACTCCAGTTGACACAGGGCCGCAAGATGCACCGGATCCTCCCGGGCGATCGCGGACAAAACCTCACTTGATTCCATTGGGCAAGCAGTGGGCCGCTTGTGTACTTGGGGGAAGTGGTGCGGGGAGTCATGAGTATCGCCGCTGGCTGACCGAATCAGCAAGACGGAACAAAAGGCGAAAGTTTTTTCTTGACGTGACGGAAGTAACCAGCCATTATTTTTCTCGAACCCTCCCCGCACAAGAAGTGTTGCAGTCGCGACGCCTGAGCGCATCCCGGGCCTGCAGCACCCCTTGCCGCAGTGTCGAAACGCATCATCATAATTGAGAATGGGCGCCAACGTAGCCAACGCGAAAAGCGCGTGGTCGTTGAGTGCTGGATCCGTCGACTGATGGCGCGCTGGATCCGCCGCGGCGAGATCGCTGAGCTGCTCAACGTGCAGCCGGCGCGTGAAGTTGTCACCACCAGGTGGGTGCCCCCGGAGCGCATCCCCGCGCATGAGCTCCCTGGCATTCATTTCGAACCACCTCCCCCAAGACCTGCATGACAAAGCCTAAGAAACCGGCACGAAAGCCGGCGAAACGCTCCTCCGTAAACCGCAGTAAGGGGAAGAAGCATACTCCACGCCAGATCCGCCTGCTCGAAGGGCTCATCGATGGGAAGTCGACCAGGCGCGCTGCGCTCGATGCCGGCTACTCCGAGCACATGGCGGAGCGGCCGCAAGAGCTGCTTAACTCTGAGAGCTTCAAGAGCCTGCGTGCAGAGTTCGCGGACATGCTGCCCACACTCGAGCACCTGGCGCAGCGCGTCCGCGAAGGTTGCGACGCCCAGGCACGCAAGTTCTTCTCGCACGTCGTCGAAGAGAACGTCGCGCCTAAAGGCAAGAAGAAGAAACTCGTCAAACGCATGATGATCGAGCATCGCGACGTCGTCGACTTCGAGCAGCGGCGCAAATACGTCGAGACCGCGATCGAGTGCAAAGGCCTAAAGCCGGACCCGAAGATCCAGATCGGCGACGGCCAGCCCATCATCAACGTGAACATCCGCTATATCGGCGAGAAGGAATAGTGGCGGATTGCCGGATGCGATCAACTTCAACATCGGGCTGCAGCCCAAGCAGAAGCGGCTGTGGCTCTATTGGAATGATTCACCCTTCACCAAGATCGGCTTCGGCGGATCCCGCGGCGGCGCGAAATCTGGTGGCGCTCGTCGCGGCTTGTTCCTGCGTCGCTGGCGTTATCCACTCACCAACGGACTCATCCTGCGGCGCACCTACGACGAGCTCAAGAAGAACCACATCGAGCCGATGTTCCGCGAGTTCCCGATCCTCAAGACCTGGTGGAAGGAAGGCGAGAAGGCGCTGCACTTCCCCAACGGATCGATTCAGTACTTCGGATTCGCTGAGCACCTGGCTGACGTCGAGCGCTATGTGGGATCGGAATTCGCCGACATCGTGCCGGAAGAAGCTGGCCTGTTCAGCGAGCAGGAGCTCAAGATCCTGCAGGGTTCGGTGCGCTGGACGTATCCCGACCACATCGACTGGAGCTCCGACGCAATGAGTGCCGGCGCGATCGTTCCCAAGATGGTTTTTCCATTCATGCCTGGCGGCCCGGGCCACGTCTACCTGAAGCGGGTGTTTGTCGATCGCGACTTCCGCGATACCGAGAACCCTGACGACTATGCCTTCATCCAGGCGCATGGCTGGGACAACGTCGAGTGGGCACGGGAATCGCTCACCGCGGCCGGCTATACCGAAGACGACTACTATAGCTGGACGGAAGATCAGCGCAAGGCCTGGTTCCTCGAGCGCACCACCTATGGCCTGCAGCTGATGGGCATCGCCGACAAGCAGCTGCGCGACGCCTGGATCGAAGGCCTGTGGGATGTTCACGAGGGCACCGTCTTCCCCGAGCTCGACGCGGATGTGCATGACCTCGATCAGTTCCTGGATCCGTCGGATGACCCGCATGCGCGCCAGGCAATCAAGGACTGGAAGAAGCATCTGAAGCTAATGGCTTCGATGGATCACGCGACGACTGGCGTCACTGCGATGGAGCAGACCGCGGTCGATCACGACGAGAACCTATTCGCGCTCGATGAGTATTACGAGCGCAACCGCCCGATCGCCGAGCACGCCGCGGCGATGATTCCCATGCTGCTGCGCTGGAGTGATGGCAACTTGCCTGGTCTCGGCCGGCACCTGGGGCAGCAGTACATCCTGATCGATCCGTCGACGGAAGCGAAGACGCTGCAGAAGTCGACGCACACGGGGCGCTTCGAGCTGACCTCGGTGCTGATCGAATACAGCGAGCACGGGATCCGCGCTACCCCCGCACAGCGTGCCATGATCTCCGTCGGTCTGGATGTGCTGCACGGGTTGCTCGCGGTGGATCCGAAGCACCGTAATCCCTTCACGGGCAAGCTCGGATCCCCGCGGCTGTTCATCTCGAGGAAGCGCTGCCCTGAACTGTGGCGCGAGATGAAAGACCTGCAGAAGATGCGCGACCCGCTGGGCAACTGGAAGTTTATCGGAAGTGATCACGCGCTCGACAACGTGCGCTATATCGCGATGAGCCGGCCGAGCCCTGCGCGCCAGGCTGAGAAAGATATTGCCAACCTGCCCACGATCGACCAGGTGGTGCATCGCTCGCATGAGAAGTGGGCGAAGGGGTGGGGGCAGACAGAAAGTTCGCAATGGTTCGGTGGCACCAACAGGAGATGACATGGAACTCTTAGAAGCAGCGAAGAACATGGTCGAGCGGCTGCACGGCGAGGCGAAAGCGCCGACAGTCGACCGGGCCTACCAGGAATTGCGGCAAGCGATCGCAGCGACTGAAGCGAACGTTGTGCCGATCGATGCTCCCAAGAAAAAAGGCTGGGGCGGAATGAAACCACCTGCAGCGTGAACCACTGCATTCACATCACGATTCCGATCGAGATCCACATCCCACGAGGTGAACATATGTCCAAAGTTCTGCTGACAATCAACTTCAACATCCTGCCGGCGCCTCCGCCACCTCCGCCACCGCTCGCTGTGTCACCCGACACTGCGACTGCGCCTGACGAGACGGTCGGAGTCGACGTGGGCACGGTGGAACTCGCAACGGTGTCTGGTGGCAAGCCACCTTATGCCGTCGCGGTCGACGCCTCCAGCACTGCGCCACTGCCGCCTGGCTTGAGTCTCGGCCTCGACGACCAGGGCAACGTGCAGGTGACGGGCGTGCCTGAAGCTGAAGGCGCCGGCGCCGTCGTTGTCGCCATCACCGACTCGGCCAGCTAATGCCAGCCACGTCCAAGAAGCAGCAGGAAGCCATGGCGATCGCGGAGCATGAGCCTGAAAAGCTCAGCTCCGTGAATCGCGGCTTGCTGAAGATGTCTCACCAGCAGCTGCATGACTTCGCGGCGACGCCGCGCAAGGGGCTGCCCGAGTCAGCGCCGAAGAAGCGCAAGGGCTATGGCGGCCCACCGTTTCAGACGTGAGGTGACCTGATGTCAAAACTCACCAGCTCCGAACGTAACAAGCTTCCAGCCAGCTCCTTCGCCCTACCAGGCGGACGCTATCCCATCGAAGACGAGAGCCACGCTCGCAACGCGCTCGCTCGCGTCGCTCAGCACGGAACTCCCGAAGAAGAAGCGACCGTGCGTGCCAAAGTCGCTCGCAAGTATCCTGGCATCTCGGTATCGAAGGGCTACGGCGGGCCACCATTTCAACGCTAGGAGAGTCAGATGGCAAACTTCTATAACGACTTCTTCACCAACCTATTGAAAAGAGCGCACGCCGGGCCATTCGGCGCCACTCCTGCAGCTCCAGCGTCACCTGCTGCGCCCGGCAGCGGGATGCTGGGCGGCGCTGGGATGTCGGGCGGTCTGCCTCCATCACAGTTTGGCGGCGGAGGTGCAATCGGCCCAATGAACCCCGCTGCACCAGACGGTGGCTCAATGCCGCCTCTCCCAGTGCCGATCAATCGCGGCTATGGCGGCGCTCCGTTCGCCTCCGGTGGCGCCGGTGGCCGCTATCCGATGCGACCGAACGGCCGCATGTTCAGCACATTGTGAGGTGATGAATGTTTCACCAACCTGAACCGAAGAACATCGACGAGAAGCAGGACATCATCGACGATGCGATGGGCAAGACCAAGCATCTGCCCTACCATCGGATCACCATCGAACCTGCCGCCAACGGCCACGTCGTACGCCACACGCCCTTCAAAAAAGGCGGAAAAGGCGAGCCCGACTATGGCAACGAAACCACCAAGGTCTTTAACCACGCGAACCAGGCGGGCGCGCATGTGCTCGCGCTGATGGGCGCTAAGAGCGACACCGGCCAGGACTGATGAGCACTCGCGAACTCCTGTTACAGCTGGTGCAAGCCCTGCGGGGCAGGCGTCCACCGAAAAGATGACCATTGTCTGCATCTGTCTTGTGGCCGTGTGTGCTGGGCTGATCCTGGTGCTTCGGGAGCAGATGGCCGCGCACAGTGCGGCGCAGATCAACCAGCAGATCCGCCACCTCGAATACGTCAACAGCTTGCAAGCCGAGATCCGCAACCTGACGGCATCGATCGTGCGCTCGGGCGGCGGCGCATTCGTTCTGCCGGCATCAGAAGTGAAACCAACCGAGAAGTGGTTCGAAGGGCCGCGCTATGTCGTCCCGAGTTCGGGGCCGCATCGCTCAGGTGACATCTAATGAACTGTACCGAGTGCGGACAGGAGGTCGCTTCGGGCTTCTGGCCTTACTTCCAGAGTCTGTGCGCGAAGTGCTTCCAGGTATACCTCGCTCGCACGCTGGAGCGCCAGCAGTGATGCCTCGCGCAATGGCCTACTTCCTGATCCAGCAATTCATGTGGCGATCGCTCGCAGAAGACAATCGTCAGCAATACCTCGCAGTCGATCACGCTCTCGATGGTTTCTTAGGACACAAATCGGGTGAGGAAAGGAGGTCGCGGAGCATCGCCAGAGCCATTGTTCCGGCCGCCGCGGCTTCACGGTCAAACGCAACGAGCGCGAGCTCGGGCCTGGTTACTCAGGCCGCGGCGAGCCGGTCAGTGTCTCCCTAGATCCCATGGCAACGTTTCTTCATTCACTCGCGCAAGCTCTCACGCCAGCACCCGCTGCCGGCGCCTCGAGCAACACCAATGCCGATCCGCTGCTCGATCAGGCTGACACCTGGTGCAAGAAGAAGTTCGAAGAGAACCGCTCGAACTTCATGGTGTTCCATTCGCTAGTGTGGCAGTCGCTGCTGATGTATGCCGGCCTGCTCTGGATCCGCTGGGATCGCAATCGCAAAGTGCTGTACCTGGCGACGCCTGACGACAACTGGACACCGCTGCCGAACATCAATCGCTTTTCGCCAGCCATCGATTCGATGGCTTCGGCATTTTCGATGCCTGAGATCGAAGCGCTGCCGCAGGAAGAAGACAACATCGACGCGCACGAGGTCGCAGCCGTCGCCAACTCTCTCGCTGACTGGATCGTGCAACGCGCCGGTCTCGAAGATGACTTCGACTCGCAGGAAGACAAAGTGGGACTCGCTCGCCAGCTGTTTGTACTCGCCGGCAGCTGCTTCACCATCGTCGAAGAAGAAGACCTCGACGTAAAGCAGTTCCCCATCAAAGAGCCGAAGCCGGCCTGGGGCGTGCAGTGCAAGCAGTGCGACAGTTACGACAAAATGCCCGTGCCTGATGAGTCGCAGCTCGCACCGTCCACGCAGCTCATGGGACAGACCGTCACGCCACCGCAACCTCCGCAGATGTGTCCGAACTGCGGCGGCCCGGTCTCGATCAACGACACCACCATTCAGACGCAGAAGTCGAATCCTGATGGCACGCCGGCGATGCAGGATGCCGCGCAGTATGGCTGCAAGATATTCGTCGGCAATCCGCTCTACGCGATGCCGATGCCTGGCTCGACCAGCATGATGAATGCGCGCTGGAATGCCTGGTGCGAGCGGCTCACGATCGACGACATCAAGTCGCGCTGGGACATCGCTGCTGAACCTGACCAGGAGCAGATGGACGGCACAACGACCACGTACGAGACCCAGCTGAGCTACTGGTATTCGGGTTACGCAAGCCAGCAGTCAATGACTCGCGACATGGCGCTCGCGACGCAGTTCTTCCTGAAACCTGGCGACGTCTCCGACTTTCCTGAAGGCCTGTATGCGGTGATGGTCAACAAGAAAGTGCAGTATGCGAAGAAGTGGGCTGACGAGTTCCCGATCGAGGATCTCACCATCACCAAGGGCGGCTACCTCAAACTGCCCACCACATTCTTCGATCGCACGCCGGCATTCGATCTGATGGAAGTGCAGCGCGAATGCTCCGAGCTCGATGCGTTGATCTCGCTGCATGGCAAGACGACAGCTGCGGATCCGATCGTCGCCGACGAGTCGACGAAGGTCTCCGAGATCACTGGCCGCGGCGACAAGGTGATCTGGTTCAAATCGCTCGGGCCTGGTTCGGTGGCGCCGCACCGCATGGGCCATGGCGCGCTCGATCCGCAGATCTACACCCGACTGCAGACCCTTGAAGACAAGATGCAGAACATCTCCGCGGCTGTGCAGGTATTCCGCGGCGAGCAGCCAGGATCTGTGACGACCGCTTCCGGCATTGCGCAGCTGCGCGGCCAGGCAGAGCAGATGTTCAGCGTGCCCAGCGCGAACTGGTCCGGCATGTGGAAAGAGACCATTCGCAAAGCAGTGAAGCTGATGCAGGCGCGCATGCCGATCGAGCAGATCGTCGCGCTGATGGGCGACGAGCACTTGGGAGCGATTCAGAAGTTCAAAAACGCGAAGCTCGACGATGTCATCAAGTGGGCCGCCTCGCGCTTCGGCCTGCCGCGCACTCGCGACGAGAAGCGCCAGGAGCTGATGTCGCTCTACGACCGCGGCGCGCTCGACGTCAACGATCCGAACGTGAAGCAGACGATCTTCGAGCTGTTTGGCGACATTGGCATGGAGTCGCAGTTCTCGCTCGACGCCACTCGCGCTCGAGCCGAGAACCAATTGCTGAAGCAGGGCGCCCAGCTCCAGCCCCTCGTCGGCATCGAGGATCTCGCGGTGCATTCGAAGATCCATAAGGAAGTGGTCAAGAAGCTGGACTTCGACAACTGGCCGCAGCCGGCGAAGGAAGCGATCCTGCAACACATCATGCTGACCGACGCGGCACTGGCACAGCAGAACGCCCCGCCGCCGATGCCTGGCGCACCTGGTCAACCGATGCCACACCCGACACCACCAAACATTCCCGGCAAAGGCGCTGGCGCTCGACCTGGCGGCGGCAGACCGCAGCCTAAGGGAACATTGCCGAGCGGAGCTCCATCAGCACCACCCGCGCCAGCTGCAGGCGCACCACCTATTCCAACAGTCTAAGGAGAATTCCCTATGAAGCGAATGCTACTCACAATCGCACTGATCCTTGCCTCCATCGAGGCTTTCGCGCAATCGCCGGTGCGGGTTGCTCCTGACTGCGTCATCGGGCTGAACGCGACGGCAGCCACACGATCAAATGCTTGGGACAATCGCGACAGCACCTGCACCGAGTGGGATTTAGCCTACACCTCGACAGGCTTCTCGGCGCTTTCGATTGAAGTCGATTTTGCTACCGATTCAGGTGGACAGCCGGGAACATGGACGGTTTGGCCATCGGGAAATGTGGTGGGCATCATACCACTGACCGTAACAACTAACGGTTACAGCAGCCTTTCCAGCTTTCAGCCCTGGGTAAGTATCAATCTCACATCCGTCACGGGAACTGGCTTGGTCAAGGCAATGCTCATCGGCTGGAAGAGTGCGCTGAACCAAGCTGACGATCCCTGCTTTTCCACCAAACAATTCAAGCAGGCACTCATTACGACGGCCACTACCACAAAACTAGTCGCAGACCTCGCAGGAGCAATTGCGTACGTGTGCGGATACGCCATCACTTCCACTGCGACCACTGCGGAGAATACGGTGCAGTTCACCAGCGGAACTGGCGGATCCTGCGCTACTGGCACCAACCCGATGACCCCGGTGAAGCATTATGGAATTCTGGCGAATGGTTCCGTCGTCGACAGTCACGGCTGGGCGAACGCGACACTATTCTCCTCGGGGGTGACAGGGCAAGGAATCTGCCTGGTATCGACTGTAGGCACCGCGCCCAACATTTCAGTGGAGCTCAGCTATGTCCAGCGTTAAATGGATCGCCTGGGTCGGGCCAATGGTTGCGGTTGCTGTTCTATTCCTGACCGCGGCGAACATCCCGGCTAACTACACGCTTCGCATCGACGTTTCGCAGTTCCCCGGCGCGGACTTCGGAGCAAAGATGGCGGCCTGCGACGCCTATGTGACTGCAACGTCCGCCGCGCCAGCTATCTGCGATGCTACCCGACTTACCGGCAGCCAGACCTGGAATGCTGGCACGACGTTGGTGTCGAGCAACATTGTTTTTCTGACCGGCCCTAACACGACCGTGGTCAAGGCTCCTGGCCAACAGATTGCGTTTTCAGGAAACAATGTCGCGTTTCTCGGCTCCGGCAACAGCACCGTGTATGACGGGCAGGCATGGACCAGCGGCTCGAACGGCGAGATCGCAGTCAACGGCCACAACCATATCGAGTTCGGAAACTTCAAAATCATTGGCGACCGCATCGCATCCGGCGACGTTCCGGCCGATGGCGCGGGATCTAATTGCCTGACGGTGACCGCTTCGCAGGACATTTTCATTCACGATATGTACCTGCTGAACTGCGGGAATCTTGGCATTTCCATGGCCAACGACGATCGGACGCTTACCCGAGATGTTCTGATCGAGCAAGCCAGCGACTCTGCCTATGCAGTCAGTTCCAGCAACGGGTCGGTTCACCGCGACAACAAAATGGTAAGGGTCACAAGTTATGACTCGAACACTAGCAAGCACGCCGGAACCGGTCAGTTCAACATCACATCTACGGGAGGCATCGGGCAAAACATAGAATTTGTATCTATCAATTCCACCGTCTTGAATGAGCAGAGTGGGCGCACGGGCGGGCCGTGTAATCAATCGGTCACGCTCAGCGCGCGCACCGGATGTGGCCAAGGACTCCAGATCACCGACAGCATCAATGAATGGCGAGTAGAAGGCCTGACGGTGCGGGACAATAGTGCCGAGGCGTTGGCGATTGGCGGATTCGATGGCGAGGTCTCTGGAGGGAATTTTGACCACATCTCTCAAGGCGCAGCCGGCGCGGGGTGCATCCTCATTTACTCCGCTAAGCAGGTCGTCACCGGCTACATCAACATTCACGATATCAACTGCACTGACTCTGGCTATGGCGTTGAACTTGACCTTGGACAGACCGCCGTCCTGGACGGAAATATCTTCGGACCGATTCACATTCACCACAACAATTTTGGCACTATCGTCGACACCATGCTGGTCGGAATCAGGGATATCAATTCGACTTGCTCAGCACACACTGCCACTGTCTGCAATGGCGGCGCGGGAAATTGCGGTGGCGGCGCCAGGGCCTGTAATTACACCATCCGGGACGTACAGATCGACCATAACAACTTCCGCGACGTGGCCACTCCGTTCGCCTACACGATCTTTAACGGCGGTGCCAGCAAGGAAGGGCTGACCGGATACTGGCTCACCGAGTCTAATCTTGTGGGCAATTCCGGGACAGGTTACATCTACGACTGCAAAATCTCTGGCGCTTCCCCGCTACAGTGCGGCAGCGCCGAAACCGGAACAGTGACGATTGCAGCTGGTGCTACCACAGTGACCGTAAATGATACTCAGGTCACGGCTCATTCCACCATTCTCATTACAGAGCAGCCCGGGCTCGGGTCACAACTGACTCCGACAGTGACCGGCAACACGACCGCGGGACGGACGTACACCGTAACGGCCCAGACTGAAGGCGTCAGCTTTGTTGTTACAGCCAGCGCGGCGCCAGTCACCAACCCGGCAGTCATCTCCTTCAGGATCGTGAACTGATGAAAAGACGCCTCATAGTCATTGCATTGGTGCTCGGCCTAGCTCCCTGGCTGCCGTTTCTTGGTTCGGTGATTTCGGGCGAAGTGTACGCCTTCCAGGGGCCGACTAACACGCAGTTACAGGGCCAGCCGCCACAAGTCACGACGCTGCCTGACAACGGGCGCGTCGGCAACGTCGTGTCGCTGATCGCAACTGATGGATCAAATGCCGTCGGAGTCTATGGCTGCACTACGTCGACGTGTTCGCACACCTCAGGCTGGGCCTGTATGAGTTGCAATTCCGGCGGCTTCGCCACGGGCGGTGACGTGACGGGATCCTCGGGAAGCCTCACTGTCATCAGGATCCAAAACCAGCCAGTGCAGTCAGGAGCTCCCGCTTCGGGAGATTTCTTTCGCTGGAGTGGTACGACTTGGAACCATACCGGCATCATCGCTGGGGATATTCCATCCCTCGATGCTGCAAAGATCACGACCGGTACACTACTTGATTCGCTTATTCCCGCCACCATCAATCACTCCACCGTCTTCGGCGGCTCGCTTACAGGCACGAGTCTGATCTCGAGCGGCGGCGGCGAATCGAATCTCGAGCTCTTCGACAACGCCGGATCCTGCGGCGCACCTGGTTCGTCCGGCGCCTATCACTTATGCTCGCAGAGCGGCTTGATCGGCCTCTATCCTTTCGGCGGATCGTTTGCCGCCATCGAATTGCGCTCCCGCTATGGCGTGGCCAATGGTTACACAGCTCTCGATGCTTCCGCCCACGTCCCGACGGCGCAGCTTGGCTCCGGCTCAGCAAATTCGACCACATGTCTGTATGGTGATCAGACTTATAAACCCTGCAGCACGGGAGCCGGTTCGAGCTTTGCGACTGTCAGCTTTTCGGCAACGCCCACGTTTGATCTTTCAACCGCAACCACATTTAAGATCACGCTGACTGGCAATGTGACTTCATCGACACTCGCTAATGTGCCGGCCGCACCGCTGACTACACAGATTGTCTTCATCGTGTGCCAGGATGCAACGGGATCGCGCACCTTTGTGTGGCCGGTAAACCTTCATGGTGGAATGACCGTCGGCCCGATCGCCTCGACGTGTTCTGCTCAGCAGTTTGCCACGGACGGAACCGTTGCGTGGGCTACCGATCTCGGAGTCGTGAACCAGTGAAGAGACTTTTCCTAGTGCTGCTGCTTAGTCTGGTTGCTCGGTCGCAGCAGGTGGCTGTCGTCAACGGGAAAGGCGCAGTACACGGCGCCGGCAAGCTGGGAGCCTCCTCGATCAGCCTATCTCTGATCACAGTCACGCCGACCACGGCGAACGTGCAGATTGGCGCTACCCAGGATTACGTCGCCATCGGAACCTTTTCGGATGGAACCCAACAGGACATCACCGGCTCCGCGGGGTGGAGTTCGAGCAATGTACTGATTGCGTCGCTTTCAGCGAGCCCCGCAACGTTTACCTGCAATGCCGCTGGCGTCGCCATCATTACGGCAGCGCAGGCAGGCCGCTCTGCGGTGGCACAGCTGACTTGTGCGGGGCTTCCGCCACCTCCGGTGAGGATTACCACCAGTGCGTTGCCCGACGGCCAGGTGGGCGTGCCCTACAGCGTCCAGATGCAGGCTACCAACGGCATCCTGCCTTACTTCTGGTCGATCTTCAGCGGATCACTGCCCTCAGGCCTCACGCTGAACCTCAATACCGGGATCCTCGGCGGCACGCCAGCACCTGGCAGCGATGCTACTTACACCGTCGCCATTCAGGTGGTCGACTCTTCCGTACCGCCCGTAACCAGCTCGCCGGTGTCGTTTACGTTCACCGTCGCCCCGGCAGTCATCGTTCCGGGCAACCTCGCTGAACTGCCGCGCGCTTACCCGAACCCGAATGAATGCCCGGCGCCGGCCGTCGTGAAGAAGGTTTGCAATTCCGGCGACTCGCAGTGTCCAACTGCACCTGGCGATTACGCCGGCAGCAGCGCAGGCCTGCAGCAATGCCTAGCTGATGGCGTGGCCTCGACGAGTGAGTGGCTCTGCCGCATCACGCCGGGGATCGCGGTACAAAACATTCATCTTCCAATTCGCCCACCGTCGGCGACGAGCTGTATTTCGATTGATTCAAGCGCCCCGATCACAGCTCCAATGTGCCCAACCTCAGTCTCCTCGACTGGTTTTGGTTGGCAGTGCGCCCAGTTCTACTTCGAGCAAGGCCAGAACGCGATCGACAATGCCCAGCGCTGGATCGCGCAGTCAACTGGCAACAGCGTTACCTCCGCCGCGATCTTTACCGATGCCCCCGATCTAAACGGCAACGTCGCACACCACTACCAGATCTCTGATGTCGAGCTCGCGCCCAACACAGGTGTCACGCAGACCTTCGTTCTGGCTGAATTCGGCCGCAACGATTCCACGCAGACGCTCGCCAACCAGCAGCCTCACGACATCTTCCTGAAACGCGCCTATCTGCACGGCTCTGACACGCAGGACATCCAGCATGCGGTGCAGCTGCAGGGGCACGACATTGCGGTTACCGACTCGGTGTGCGATCAGATCCACTTCAATGGCACCGACTCGCAGTGCTTCAGTGGCAACAATGGCGCCGGGATCTATCAGATCTCGAACTCGTATATTCGCGCCGCCAGCGAGAACATCATCTGGGGCGGCAGTTTCTCGAGTATCGCGAACATCGAAACCGACTGCGATATCTGGATCGCCGGCAACTACTTTTCGAAGGATATCAATTGGTTCCACAATGGCAAAACGTGGAACATCAAGAATCTTTACGAAGAGAAGACCGGCTGTCGGCACCTGATCGAAAAGAACCACTTCAAGAACACCTGGCCTGATGGGCAGGCTGGCGGAGACCAACTCTGGAGTGTGCGCTTCGCGAATGGTGATCAGACCATTCACGACATCACCATGCGCAACAATCTGCACAACGCTGCCGCACAGTTCTTTAACGGCATCGATGGCGGCTCCGACGGATCAGGCAATGGCCAATCGCCTTCGCTGGGTGCGGACTTTCTATCGATCTACAACAACCTGGCCTACGATATCGGATCCAGCCGCTTCGCGAAAACCGGAGGCACGGTTAGCGCGCAAGGCTTCCCGATGCTGGCACAGAACCAGAAGTTTGGCGGCGACTCGGCCACCATCACTAGCCAGACCCGAGATGCAGTCACCGGTCTGGTGACCATCGTGCTCTCCGCCGCGCCGCCGCAACTGGTGCCTGGGCTATCGACTGTCGTTACGGGATCCAGTAATAGCTTCGATGGCACCTTTGTGATCTTTCAGGTGTTGAGTGCTACATCGTTCATCTACGTTGGCGCGCCTGGCGTCAACACATCCTCCACCGGGGGCACAGCGAGTTTCCCCTGCACTTCAGTCTCGGATGCTTTCGGCAACATCACTACCAACTGTCCCGACACCAACTGCGGATTGCGCTCACCCTGCGGCGGAGGACTCGAGATCCGGCCGGGCGAGTGGGTGCAGACGCTGTCTTGCTCGAATTCGACCTTCAACGTCTCGCAAGCCGTGGCGGCGGCGCTAGGCAATCCTCACTCGCTTGCCATCACTTATCCCTGGGCCACCGTGCAGCCAAATGCCACCGCAACCTGTCAGTTGGTGAATCACCAGGGCTCGCCACGACATCTCTACCTGAATCACAATGCGGTGTACATGCGCAACTCGGCTGGCGCCATGATGCAGTCCAGCCCGCAGAACGGCGCTGCGCCTTCACTGCGCGATGTCGTCCACAGGAACCTCATCTTCACCGCCGAAAACGGATCGGTATTCGGCATGCTGACCTCGGGCACAGCCGAAGGTACTCCGTCCGAATTGAAGGCTTGGGCTACGTCGACGGCCGAGATTCATCACATCGTGTTTCAAGGGCGATTGGCATCGAAGTTCACTGAATGGCTAACACCAGGATCTGCTGGCATTACGCCACCAACGACTATCTTCGGACCGACCTCGATCGCTTGCAGCGGAGTGCCGGACGCAAACTGCATGGGACTGGCTGGGAATTATGTGTTCCCCAACCCGGATGCGGGTGGAACGATTAGTGGGTTGGCTACGAATGGCGTGACCGCGACTGCAACGGTAATTCTCCACGATATTCCTAACGGTGCGACGATGCAGGCCCTGATTCACTACCACCTAATTGGGCCTCCGCAGACCAAGTTCACATTCAGCGGCCCGGTGGTCGCCACCGTCGTCGACCCGAACACGGTTACTTTCCCGTCCACGCTCAATTTCAGTGACATTATCGCTTTTGACGATGGGAACTTGTCTACCGGCCACGATTATCACGACTTTGTGCTCTGCACGTCGAATGTCGCGCCCTGCAAAGGGCCGAGCTTCTACGCAGCCGGCCGGCCAGGCGGAGCGGACGACGGCACCATGATGGGGCCGGACATTGTCGCCATGGATCTCGCCTTCATCGATCCCACGCACCCCACGCCTGGCGGCGGAGGTGGCGGCGGCGGAACTCCGACGATAACCGCGATCTTTCCGACCCAAGGCTTCGCTGCTGGCGGCGAACTCGTCACCGTCACTGGCACCAACTTCACAGCTGCAAGTGTAGTCAGCTTCGGGACGACAGCGGCTGCCACCACGTTCGTCAATGCAACGACGCTGACTGCGGTCGCTCCCGCCGGATCCGTTGGCCCTGCCAGCATCTCGGTGAATGCCGGCCTCGGCAATGGAACGCCGCTGCAATATCTCTACCTGTTCACGCCGACAACCTCGTGCAACTTCGCCTTAGTCGGTCAGCAGGATTGCACCATCACTTATACTGACTCATTCGGCTCGATAACTCGTACCATGCGAGTGAATAACCCGCACCTGGTAACGCATCCCGCGGTGGTGATCTATTACCACGGTGCCGGCGGCGGACTGTTCGAAGGATCTGCGACCGGATGGACGACCAAGTCGAACAATGTCGGGTTCATCACCATCTACCCGCAAGGCTGGCCGCAGAACACGGGCACCAAGACCTGGAACGCCTACTTCAACCAGGCAACATACACCGAAGGCCATCCGCCCGACGACAGCTATTTCACGCGAGAGATGGCGGCGCTGATGTATAAGAATGCTGCCATGGACCCAAAGCAGCTCTTCCTTACCGGCTTCTCGGCCGGCGGCCATGGTGCCTATCGTTATGCCTTCGACGATCCTGACATTGTTGCCGCAGTGGGCGGAGAAGCGACGGTTTACTTCGAGCAAAACACGGGCAGCGGCCTCGTCTTCCCGAGCCCACTGACGCAGCCCGTATCTGTCATTCAGTTGCAGGGATCGTCTGACGGGCAATTTAGCTATTGTGGCGTGAACAACGGCGCGGTCGTCACCAACTCTGCTGACGAACTGTTCAACTATTGGAGTGGGACGAGTGGCAACAACTGCTCAAGCATCGACACCACCTCTACGCTCTGCACTGCGACCTTCGGCTCACCGACGTCGCTGACTTCGAAGAAAGGCTCGAGCTGCTCGAAGGGCACGGAAGTGCAGTTCTACAAGCTCGCGAATGGCGGCCATCAGTACTACGGATCTGGCGTCGACATGACGACTCCCCCAGGCACTGGCGCGGCGCCTTATAACCCCGCATTCAATGGGATCGTCGGGCAAAACTCGATCGACATCTTCTGGAATTTCTTCGTGTCCCATCCGAAGCAATGACGACTTTGTACAGGAGGCAACAATGAAGTGGTTCGACCAGGCAGGTTGGGTCGTCTCGCCAGCGGCGCTTCGCAGAATTTTGCTGTTCGCAACACCAGCAGTAACACCCGCAGCAGATGGCGCAGCTGGAGGTGGTGCCCCGCCAGCACCAGCGGGTGGAGGTGGCGGAACGCCCCCTTCGCCAGGGACGGGCGCACAACCCGGCGGTACGCCCCCGCCGGCGCCGAATCCGAACGACGCGAACCTTCGGACGTTGCGCGAAACTCATGACCGATACAGCAGACTCGGCAAACCTGAGGAGCTCGAGCCGGTAGTCCAGGGATTCCGGCAAGCAGAGACTCGGGCCGTCGAGCTGGCGACTGCGCTCCGCTACAACGTCGACCAGGTGAAGGCTGCCTTGTTGACCGACCCGGTGGGCACGATCCAGCGGCTGGCATCGGAATATGACCAGGCGCAGCGCACTGCTGCGGATCCGAATGCTCCTCCGCCAGATCCTCGCGAGCTGATCAGGTCCGAACTCGATAAGCAGATCGGGCCGATCAGGGCGCACATCAACGCCCAGCGCGCTGATGCGGCGAACACGGCATTCACCAACACGTTCACCCAGCTGCTCACCGGCCACGACGAATTCAAAGGCGCCGCTGTCCCCGACGACGTGCGCTCTCTGATCTTCGACATGACCAGCGAGCTGATGAAAAACGATGAAGCTGCGCTGCAGGCTCTGTTGCAGGGCAAGACCTCGGACGTGAAGAAACATTTCGACGCCGCGGTCGAGCGCTTCTTCAAAGTGGCGAACGGTTATTCGCAGTATCGAACATCCCGCCCGAGCGGAGGAGCGCCGCCGGCGAACGGCAACGGGCAACCGACGCCACCGGCGTCACAGAAGCCGACGATTGATGACTTCATTCTCGGCAACGAGCGTGCCCAGGCCGTCGCTCCGTCGTTCCGTCCACGCTAGCTCGGGCCCGGCCCCCTGGCGGAGACAATTCGCATGAAACGTCTTTTCCAACTGACAGCGTCATGGATGCTGACGAGCCTGGTGCTCGTCGTCTACGCATTCATGCGGCTGTTCGCACCGCGCCCCTTCTCTGAGGCCATGTTCGCGGGAGTGTTCCCGATGGACGTGAACTCGACGACCTTCCTCGCAGACGCCAAGCAGGTATATGGCGCCCTGCAGGATCAGGTTTCAACCGAAGCCAACATCATCAACCTGTTCGAGGACGGATCCAAGATGGCGAAGCCAGTGAATAACATCGGGCTTCGCGGCTGGACCTTCCTCGCCCGACTCGGTCCCAACTGGAACATGGGTTACCGCGCAGAGTATGCGGGCACCGGTTCTCAGCCAGGTAACCAGGGCGTAGGCTCCGCCGGTACTCAGAATCTCGCACAGTCGACGGTGTCACTGAAGTATGCCTACGTTCCGGTGACCATCACGGGCCAGGCCGAAAACCTGACCAAGGGCGACACGCGAGCCTTCATGCAGGCGAAAGCGCTCGAGGCGAAGTTCGACATGAAGGACATCGTCTCGCACGTCAACCTCGTCATCTCAGGCGCAGAGCGTGGCGGCCAGCTGGCCCAGGTCACGGGCGCTGGCGCCGGTTCGTTCACCGCAGACAACGCTGGCAACCTGCCGGCAGCAATCTATCTGCGCGTGAACATGCCGATCGATTGCGGCCCGGTCGGTGGCGGTGCCAACACCATCACAAACTCGGTCATTACCGCGATCAACTACGGCACCCGCGTGGTCACCGTGCCCGGCACTGCGACCAACGGCAATGCTGTCTACCTGGCTGGCGAAGCTGCCCTGACCGTGGGCGTCTTCCCCATCGCTGCAGAAGGCCTGGTCTCGCTCGTCTCAAACACCGGCGCGATCCAGGGGCTCGATCCTTCAGTGGCTGCGCAGACTGCGTGGCAGTCGTACCTGAAGGACGTGGGCGCCGTCGCTATGTCGCCGGCCCTGCTGCAGCAGCTGATGCAGTTCATCACCAACCGTGGCGGAATCCCGGCGGATGTGTTGCTCGTGCCTTCGGCGCAGATCAACCAGTACGTCTCGATCGCCACCACCACCCTGCGCTATGACGTGACCTGGCCGCAAGGCTCGCTCGCGAAAAAGGCGCTGGACTTGGGCTTCTCCGTGTACTCCTTCGGCGGCCGTCCGATGGTCGAAGCGAAAGATCTTCGCCCCGATCGCATCTACGCCGGCGCCGGCGAGACCATGAAGAAGTTCGAAGCGCTGCCGCTGTCGATGGCTGACGACGAAGCCGGAACCTGGACTCGCATCACGGGTTCATCCGGCATCGCTGACGCCGAAGCCGGCTTGCTGCGCTGGTATCACCAGATCGGAACCATTCAGCGGAGTGCGTGGGGAGTAATGAAGAATTTTACGGTTTCCACGGACTTTCAAACTGCTCCCCCAACTCTTTAAGTTGGTGGAGTCTAACCTTCTGGACTGGCTCTTCGGGGGGCCAGTCCAGATCTTCACATCGTAATGCTGAACCGCCACCTCGACATCAACGTCACCGGGCTCTGGTATCGCATGACCAAGCTCTGGTGGCCCGACACTTCACGCTGGCGCTCGAGCGACGGGATCCTCGTCGAATGGCGCGGCAGGCTCTTCCTGATGGGGAAAACATGTACGGCGAAATAACTCTCGGACGCTACGTCACCAACCAGGTGATGGCTCAGATCGATGTTGCTCACCAGCTCGACGACGTGCCCATGCGCACCGCGGCCGTGCGCAAAGCGCAGGACATGATGGCGCACCTCGAGGACGGAGTGAAGCAGGTGCCGGCCTGGGTGCAGAGACGGATCAAGCAGTTCGATCCGCTGCTCTCGATGCGCTTCGACTACGAGATGAATTGCTTTGTACTCGACATCTTCGTCAAGGAGTGGGGCTTCCACGGCACTATCACCGCGCTGCCTGGCTGGCGCCATTCCGAACGCGACATCGAACGGCTGCTCGAGGATCTGCGCTTCGGAGATCTGCAGCGCTGGCCGTCGCCCCAAGCGTACGTCGAAGCCAAGCGCGAACGCGCCGCTCGCGTGCGCCAGGAGAACGATCAGCGCTCGACTGACAACGTCCTGGCCGCCGTCGACTCGCTCTCGGACGCGCAGATCAAGCAGCACATCGAAGTCTCACGCGCAATTCGCGTCGGCGAGCGCGTGCGGCCGCTCGGTGAAGATGCAAAGACGCTCGAGCGCATGGCGGAGGCTGGGAAGAAGTCGCCGGCGCCACCCAAGCATGCAATCAACCCGGGAATGCATCCCAAAGTTTACAAGCGGAAACGCGAAAGGATACTGGCATGAACTTGCTGTTGCACGTCTACTCGAAGCCCGTCAGCTGCGTCGTCGACGGGATCCTGCACACGCTCGAACCAGGTGTGCCCTACAACATGGAAGAGCATTTGCCGAAAGAGCAAGGCACCGGCCAGGGATCGGTGCGCGCTCCTGACTCGCGGCCAGTGAATGTTCCCTTCATCACCAAGGCAGTGATCGATCATCTGTGGTGGGCCGGCGTCGTTCGGGTGCCGACTGTTCGCACCCGCTTCGGCACCGACGATGTGAACGAAGAATGCATCGCCGAAGCGACCCAACTCGCCGAAGCTGCGCTGCTCGAAGCTGACCAGCAAACATTCAACGAGTATCGCGAGAACCAGATCGAGCGCGGCCGTGAAGGTCGCACTGCGCTAGTGCCTTCGGGCCGTTACCTCGAGGTGATCGAACGCCGCGGCATCGACATCCGTAAATACGGAATCAACCCGCAGGGTGCGGTCACGATCGAGGAGCAATCGGCGCAGGGCATGGAAGTCGCCCAGCTGCGCAAGCAGCTTGCTGAGCAGGGCGAGCAGATCGCGCAGTTGCTGCGCGTGCTGCAAGGGCAACAGGCTGCGGCCGCGGCCGAAGTGCCCGAGCATAAGACGCCGAGGAAGAAAGCGAGCTAGTCCATGGCAGAGACTTTGGGATCGATGAAGGCGCGTGTCGTCAGGTGGGCACGCGAGACGATCGATGACGACCTGGCTGCGGACGCAGTCAACGACGCCATCGAATCGTTGTGGCTCGCGCTGGTGCAGGTGAACCTATCGAGCTTCGTTGGCGGCCCGGTGCAGAACGTTTCATTCGCTGCGGCGAGTGAACGTGCGACCGTCGTCTCCATCACCGATCCCACTGCCACTCTCACCGTTGGCATGGTTGCCGGCGGCAACATCGCATCACGCACCTGGATCTGCGGCTATACCTACGTCACCGAAAGCGGATCCGAGACCAAGCCTTCACCAACCACCCAAGCGACGATCCCGGCCAACAATCTCGCACGCATCACTCCGCCGCCATTTGTTGCCGGCGCGATCGGATGGAACCTTTACGTTGGCGACTCGCAGCTCGACATGGGACTGCAGAACGACAGCCCGATCGATTTCGCGCACCAACCCGACCAGGTGGGCGCCTTCTACACCGAACCTGATGGCGGATTCCAAGTGCAGCCTGACAGCCAGTCGCCGCCGACGACCAACAACACCGCAGACGATATTTTCTACGTGAAAGTGCTCGAGGTGCAGAACCCCGACACCACCTGGACTCGCTGGCAGGGCGCCGCGCTCGAGGATCTGCTGATGAGCCGCGCCGAGAAGTCAATCGCCACGCAGTCGACCTACACGCCTTACTGCTACGACCTGGTCAACGGATCCACCTTTGAGATCCGGCCGGCTGCAGGGCAGACGCTCAACCCGCGCTACTTCTACACCAAGAAGCCGCGCCGGCTGCGCTTCGACAAATCGCTGCTGCCGTTCTCTCAGTATGCGGGATCAGTCGAATGCATCGGCGATCGCGCACTCGGGAAAGTGCAGGCCGCGCTGAAGGAGTATGAAGGCGCGCAGTACTGGGAAGAGAATGCAGCTAGGCGCGAGATGCAGATCATGCAGGCACTCAACCTGCAGAACCGCCAGCGCGTGCAGACGATCACACCGTTCAGAGTCGGATGAGACCCTCGAAAGCAGTGAAGAAGTTCAACGGGCTGCAGCAGTATCGTACTGCCACGGCCGTGCCCATGGACGACTCGCTCGATGGCGTGAACGTGATCGTCTCCGGATCCGGCGCGCTCGAGAAGATGCGTGTTCCGATTCCCTTGGCCGCGCCGCTCGGCCAGGCCTCGAACGCCGGCATGTTCGAATTCCAGCAAGCCAACGGCACCCGCGAGATCATCGTCACCGTCGGCACGCAGATCTGGCGCTTCGATGGCGACCAGCTGACGCCGACACTCATCGACGACAATCCGCTGAACGCTGCAGTGTGGTCGTGCATCACCTCCAACAACATTCTGTTCATGGCGAACGGCCAGCGGATGCTGAAGTGGACAGGCGTGGCGCTCGAGAACTGGGGCATCGAGAAGCCGCCAACCCCTACCAGCGGCCAGACGTGGAACGTCACCGGAGCAGTGAGCTTCACGCGCACCGCGAATCAGACGCAAGTGACGGGCACGATGGTCTCAGTGCAAGGAGGAATTGTCGCCTTCTCTCCCCTGATCGGCGACGTCGTCACCATTGCTGGCGCCGCCGATGCGACGTTCAATGGCAGCTTTCCGATCGTCGCGCTAAGCCCCGTCAGGTGGACAAACAACGGCCCGAATGCGACGACTACCGACGGATCGCTCACCAACGTGCTCGGCGAAGCGCTGCTCGATGCCGCGGCCGTCGTCTCGCGGCTAAATGGTGTGGTCAGCGTCTCGACGCCCAGCCTGCTCGCAGGATCTCTGCTGGCTGGCGACCAGGTAGTCATCAGCGCTGCGACCGATGCCACGTTGAATGGGACTTTCATTGTTGAGTCGCAGATCGGAGGCGTCGCAACTTGGCACCAGTTCGGCCAGGACTTCTCGGGCGCGACGGCAACGATTCAGCCGGCATCGCAGAACATTCTCGCGCCCGGCCTCAGCTGGCGCGTCGCCTATGGCAATTCCGTCACGGGCCACGTCGGCACGGCTTCGGATCCGGTGAACGTGCCAGCGAAGACGCCCGGCCAGGCTAACAACCTGTACACGATTAATGCTGTGGCGCCGCCATCGGGCGATTCGCAGGTCGACACGCTCTACTGGTTCCGCACGCTGCAGGGCGGCGGAGATTATTTCCTGCTGAAGACGACGCCACTCAGTCAGCTCTGGATCCACGACACCTTCAACGACTCCAAGCTCACTAACCAGCCGCTGGCGCAGCTAATCAACAACGTGCCGCCGGTCGGAAAATACCTCACACGCTGGCAGAACCGGATCTTCATCGCTGGTATCACCGGCGCGCCCCAGGACATCGCTTACTCAGGTTATGAGCGCATCTTCCTGGGACGGCCGGAAGAATCCTTCCCTCCGAACAATCGGCTGCGGCTTTCGGTGGGAGCTGACGACGTCCGCGGCATGGGCGCAGTGCAGCAGGGGTTGGTTGCCTGGTCGCATTCGAATGAGATGTTCATCCTCCGCGGCGCTGTCGAAGACATCGTCATCAACAACCCCGTCGGCTTTTCTGCATACCTCGATGAGCTCAACTGGAACCAGGGCGCGAACTCGCATTTCTGCATTCAGGGATCCCCGAACGGGTTGATCTGGTACGCCTCCGACAACACAGTGCAGATCTGGAATGCTGCTTACTACGGTAACGTGATCGGGCCGAAGCAGCTCAGTGAGAATATCTATCCGCTGCTGAAGCGAGTTACTAACTCGGTTAAGTCGACGGCAGCGCGAGCGGAGTGGCTGAACTTTGTCGAGCGCGAATGGTTTGTGCTGCTGCTGCCGATCGACGGCTCGGTCTCGCCGAACCGCATCGCGTTTTTCGATATGGATCCTGGCGAATCGAATGCCGGCATCTTCGTCTCTGACGTTGCAGCCGATGCGATCCTGGTGCATGAAGACTCGCAGGGCAGCCAGCATCTGATGATCCTGCAGTCCGGCACGCTGAAAGAAATCACGTTCCAGTCGATCCTGAAGAACGGGATCCGCATCTCAACCATTGCCCCGATCTCGGGCCTGACCACAGGCCTGGTGGTCGGGCCGCCCAGCCCACTGCCGGTCGGCAATTACTTCCTGCGCCTGGTCAAGGTCGCGATGCAGGGCGGCGAGACTGCGATGAGCGACGAGCTTGGGCCCGTCGCCGGCGGCGGAACGAAGAATCCGACAATCTCGAACGTTCCGCCGGATCTCGACGTGCTACGCTGGCGCGTTTACCTCGGCACGGTCAGCGGTCGGCTGCAGCAATACATCGACTTCGATCCTACGGCCGTAGCAGCGGCTGGTTATGTAGTTAACGTTACCGGCACGCCGCTGACCTTCGACGCGCCGCCGCTGCGCAAGCTGCCGGCCTTCTGGTGGAGTGGGTGGTATGGCAACGACTCGCCCGACATCGCGAAGATGTTCCGCGACGGCCACCTGGTCACAAGCGGCGGCGGATTCCGGCTGAGCGCCTATCTCGTCGACGATGAGAACTACACGTTCGACAAACCGCTGGTGTTCGACGACCTCACGCTCAACTACGGCTCGAAGTACTCGGTGAACTGGACGGCGCGGAGAATGAGCCTGCAGATCAAGTTTCCCGACGCGGATGTTCCATGCAGCGTGCTTGAACTCTCGGCCAGTTTCAACCCTGGAGGGCAGCGTTGAGCCGGCCGAGAGTTCCGGCTGGCCTCGACCCCCAGCTTAACCGATACCTGCAAGGCCTGGAAGACTCAGTCTCGCGTCTTGAGCCGAACCGCGATCCCATCGATGCGCCAACCAATGTCGTCATCACTCCGATCGCCGGCGGAAACCAGATCGTCTTCACCCGCGCACAAAATGCTGATGGCTACCTACTGCGGATCTCGCCGACGCCTGGCTGGGATGCAGTGACTGGAATGCAGCGCGACCTAGGCGACTCAAACGTGGCTGAAGACATCACCGGCGCCGTCGGCATCACACGCTATTACTCGCTGGTGTCGTATCGCGGCGCGTTGCAGTCGGTTCCGACAACGCCGGCCAGCGCGACGTCGCTTGCTCCAGGTGCTGCGGCGACGCTGCCTACACCTCCGCCGTCATCGCACGCGCTCGGCAAGTCCGACGAACTGCAGCGTAATGTCGCCGTCGAGCCCCATGGGCAGGGAGCGCTGCGGTGATCGAATATCGCATCCTGCCGAAGGCGGAGTGGCCGAAGCTGAAAACGATCTTCGAGCAATACAACTGCCGCATGCCGATCGAGGGCGAGATCGCAGTCGGCGAAGAAGGCGGCAAGATCGTCAGCGTCCAGTGCATTCACAAAGTCGTGCATCTCGGCCCGGTGTGGATCCATCCCGATCACCGTCATCAGCACAAGTGGGGGCCGCTGCAGGCCTTCGCGGAGCAGAATCTTCCTGAGGGTTTCGATTACTACTACCAGTTCGGCACCACTGAGAATCAGAGCCAGCTGACGCGCATGAACGTGCGGCCGCTTGGCTGGACAGTTTGGGGAAAGAGGGTGAACTAGCCATGCCATTTGGGGGATTGCTCACTGCAGGCATCAGTGCGGGCGGCTCGATTCTGGGCGGCCTGTTTGGCGGAGGCGGCGGAGCGCAAGCCGATCTCTACAAAAAACTACTGGAGATGGCGGGCAAAGACTCTGCCCAGCGCAACCAGATCATCAAGTCGACCGAAGCGCCGCTCAGCTATTTTTATGCTGGCGACCCAACGCAGAGCGGGCTCTATCGCGACTTTGTAACCTCAGGCATGGAATCGACGGCCGACGCTTTCAACAACGCGAAGGCGAATGTCGCGCAACGGGCGAACATGTCGGGCTTCGGTTACAACCAACCGATCGCGCAGGGCGCGCAGGACGAAGTGAACAACGAACAGGCGAAGGCCTCTGCCCAAGTGCCGCGCCAGGCTTTGCAATCGACCATCGCGCCTGAACTCGAAGCGCTGAACATCCGGGCGAACGAAGCTCACAACTACAATCCTGCGGCCTACACCAGTTCGGCGGGCGGCCCGGCAGCCGGTGCTGACAATCAGACCTCGGGTCTTTTCAGCTCGCTGTTCAATACGGCGCAGGGTGGTCTCGCGAGCGACATCGGCAATTTATTCAAGAAAAAGTCCACGCCATCAAGCGGCGACACCAGCTTCGTCTGGGATAGCGGAGGTGTAAACGGATGAGCGCATACGCTCCGGTTCTCGACCCGAACTCACAGAAGCGTTTCCTGCAGGCGCTATTTCAGCAGGCCTCTGGCGGCCAGCAAGCGCCTGAGGATGTCAGCGCCCTGCCGCCGATCCCGGTGCCGGACTCGCCTGACGGTTCGCCTGGTGACATGCGCGACTTCGCGCCTGATGCGGCTGCTTCTTCTCCGCTCGGGCCCGAATCTCTCGGCGTGCCGCAGAACCTGAAGCCGTTCGTCTTGACTCCTGGTCCGCGCGCGCAGCAACTCGAAGACCAGGCAAACGCCATTCCTGCGACCGGCGTGACCCCGCCGCAGAACTGGAAGCAGGCTCTGGCGAAAGTGCTGACGACCGCGCTGCCCGTGGCAATTGCTGGGCGCGTACGTGGCTTGCCAGCTGCCGCTGGAGCGGCGCAGGGTATTCACCAGGCGCAGGCGACCGCAGCGCAGCAGGAACTGGCGCGAAGGGCCGAGCTGCTGAAAGAAGCCGAGCAACAGCGCGAGCGCGACTTCGAAGCGCAGAAGCAGGACTTCGCGCAACAAGAAAAAGAACGCGAGTTCCAGTTGCAGCTGCCGCTGCGCACGGCTGAGACCGACTATTACAAAGCCCACGCGCAGGCCATCACCAACGCGAAGAACCAGGCACCCGCGACGCAGACCATAGTGCAAGCGGATGGCAAGCCGCACGTCATGGCCTACAACCCGAAGTCGCAGCGCTACGACGTCGACCAAGGGGTCGCATACGAAAAGGATCAGAAGCCTGACAACGCCGAGCAACAGTTTACTGATGAATATCAGCGGACGCACAAGGGCGCGACCATCGCAGAGGCTCAACGTGCCTACGCGATAAACCACCAGCCGCCGCAGCGCGAGCCGCAGCAGCTTGCTATATCGCCCGATGGCACAGTCATGGAGCTTCGCCCAGGGGTGAAAGTCCCGCAAGGCACGATGACGCCATCGGCAGAACTCGGAAAACCGAACGCGGATGAGCAGCGGCGCGCTGATCTCGCCACGAACATGAACGAAAACCTCGACCAGCTCGAGGAAATCGTTAAACGACGACCTGATTTGTTCGGTCCAGTTGCAGGCAGGGCGACTCAGCTAAAGCAGTTCATCGGCACAAGCGACCCGGATGTCGCTCGGCTGAAAGCCGTTCGCGAATATCTCGGCATGGCCTCAGTCGGGGCGCACGCCATGCGCAACGCTCAACACGTAGGCACGGCAGCCGATGCGGTCATGGCGGGGATGCTCAACAGCCCAGAGGCTACGCTGGCCAGCATTCAAGCAGCGCGTAACAGCACGAAGACGTTCGCGCAAGACCTCGCTCGGTCTCGCGGCGTCGGTGCGCCTGCAGGGAATCGCCCGTTCACTCCGGCACCGAAAGGTGGCAAATCTTCCGCTGCTGATCCGCTGGGAATCCGATGAGCACACCAGCCCTTAATCCGCTCGTCGATAAGATTCGCGCCCTGCATCCCGGCGCGTATGACGACATGGACGACGCGATGCTGACGAAGAAAGTGCTGGCGAAGTACCCGCAGTACTCCGACCTCGCCGCGCCAGCAGTGCCAGCGCCGCCGAATCCGATGACGGGTGCGAATAAGGAATTCCTGCTGGGCGGCCCAGAGCTGGGAACGTCACCGGGCGACACAGCTACAGACGCTGCCGCGCAAGCCGCAACCGGAATGTTTCAGGGCACGTTCGGGAACAAAGGTCCGAACGCTGTTAACCTCGGAATCCAGATGTACCGCAAGGCGACGGGACGCCCATTTGATCTGACTTCGCCGATTCAGAACGCGGCTTTAATGATGGCACCCGAAGATGAGCTTGGCTCGCTGCGGGAAGCAACAAGCACGGCGCCGCGGCCGTTCCTGCTGAAGTCGGAAGGTCCCGGCATGGTGTCCCGCGTGGGCAAGGTTCTATTGAACAAAGTTCCCGGCGTGAAGTTTGCGACCGATGTGCTTGATGCGCTGCGCGGGCCGGAACCGCCTCCCGCTCCGGTGGCGAAACCGCCAGGGCTGACCATTCCGACACAGCCGCCAGCGCCAATGCCAGCCGCCGAAGCGCCTCGACCGTTCACCCCGGAGCCATCACAGTCAAATAACGCAGCCCAACTTTCGAAGAAGCTCGACGACTTACTGCGTGATGCGGTAGGCAATAAACCCGTACAGCCGGGCGTGTCGATTGGAGAACAGACGCGACCCTTCGCAGCTGCGCCAGTGAAACCGGCTATTCCCGAAGGCCACACCCCGGTTGAATCGACAGCGGTGACCTCGTTCAAGTACGACCCGCAAGCCAATGAGCTGCACATCCATGCGAACGGAAAAACCTACACCTACGGAGACATCTCACGGGAAGATGCTGCCACCTTTCAGAACGCGCAGTCGAAGGGGAAAGCATGGCAGGCGATTAAGGCCAACAACCCATTGGTCAAGAAGAACGGCGTCCCGGTGAAGCCGACAGAGCCGCGTTCATTTTGAAGGGCCGATCACTTGATAGATTGCGCCAACGATGCCAAGAAGAACGAGACAAACCCAAGCCCAGTCGCGTTCACGGAATGACGTCATCGCATGGTCGACACCCTTTACGGTGCGGCGGGCGAGTAATGGAATGCGTCTCCAAGCGAACCGTAGCGCCAGATAAGCCAGCAGGCCGCCCAGCGCGAATTGGAAGCCAGCCCAGAACACCTCAAAATCGTGCACCCGCTCCCACCTAAAATCAATAGCTTACGAGGCAAGAGAAGAAAAAGCGAAGAAATGTTCCACGTGGAACACTCCCGTAAAGGCGAACAGACGGCAAAAGGCGATAGACTCTTCGCCCAGGATGCCACGACAACCCACTTTCCCGCCCCGCTGGGGCGAAGATGAGGCAAAGATGACCCGATACCCCTTCCGAGCGCTGGCGATCGTCCTGGTGGCCTTCCTGGCCGCTTCTGCTTGGGCTGCACAGGTTCCCGTCACTGGCTCCCTGGTGACTCCGACCGGCACCAGGTGGACGGGCAAGCTCGTCGTCACCTTCCCCTTCGCCGGCATGACCGACGGATCCGGCAACGTGGTAGTGCCAAGCATTCCGCCCTGGACGGTGGTCGACGGACACCTGCCTTCGACGGCAACTCTCGCCTCGAATGGCGACATGCCCATCAAGGGCACTTACTACATCGCAGCGCTCTATGACAGCTTTGGCAACAAGCGCGAAGTGTTCCCCTTCCAGATCCCTGCGGGGGCGCTGAGCTTCGACATCGGCAGCGCGCAGCAGACCACCATCACCACCTCGAACGTCTCGTTGGTCTCGCCGGCGTCGCTGACCTCGACGAACGCATTTACCGGGATCAATACCTTCCAGGCGCCGGTAACTTTCAATTCCCAGCTGAACGTCGGCGCAGCAGGCACCCTCAACTTCTCGACCGGCGCACAGATGGGCGGCCAAGTCGGCGGCAGTCCAACCTTCACGGGCTCAGTTGGCTTCACTGGCAACGTCACCGCTAACGGCCCGAGCTTCAACGTGGCGAACTTCGTCGCCACCGGGCCGGCAGTATTCGCGACGGGCGTGCCGCGCTTCGATAATGGCATCAACAATTCCGGAACGGGCGTCAAACACAAACGCGGTGCCGTCGGGTGCTCGACCGCAGCGTCGGTGGGCGCCACTTGCACCTCAGGAGCTCAGAGCTGGGCGGGCAATCCGTTCGCCGACACGAACTACACCTTAACCTGCACGCTCGACACGCCGACCGCTGTGCCGGTGGTGTCTTCGGTGGGCAAGTCGACGGGGACATTCACGATCACGATTGCAGCATTGACGGCTTCAGCTGCGACGGGAAGTTACAACTGCACCGCAATTCACGACTGATGTCACTGGGGGTGAGGACATGGATCCACTGAAGTCTTGGATGGACACACACACGCAGGCGACGCACTGGATCGCGTTCGTCGGCACAGGCCTGGTGGCAGCTTATCTCGGCTACTCGCCATTTCATGAGCTGGTCAACCACGGCTACGCAGCCATACCGCCGGCAGCGCGCACGCTGCTCGGCACAGCCGGCTTCCTCGTTGCCTGGTATCGCAACGGGCAGAAAACCGGAGGCCAGTAGCCAGATGACCGAGGACGGTTATCCCGCCCCCACTGTCGGCGCACGTGGAGTGCGCTGGGACTTCACCTTCAACGTCGGCACGCTCATCCACCTGACCACGATTCTGATCGCCGCGTTCATGGTGTGGCACGCCATCGACAAGCAGCAGGCAATCCAGCAGGAGCATCTCGACGACGTGGTCAAACAAATCAGGGTCGTCGATGATCGCACCGAGCGCATCGAGACCTGGCTGCTCATGCACGACGGCGAATACCTCAAGAAAAAAGCCGAACAGACACGAGGTCGTGAGTGATCGACCTATCGACGCTCGATGCCAGGCGCGCTCTCGGTGCAAAGTATGCGACCAAGCACTTGCTCGATCCGGCTCTCGTCTGCGCCGTGGCCGAGCAGGAATCCGGCTGGAACCCTTGGGCGATCCGCTTCGAGCCAGCTTTCGAACGGCGCTACATTCACCCTACTCTGCCCGAGGCGCCGACGACGCTTGAGCTGACGAAGGCAATGTCGTTCGGCCTGATGCAGATCATGGGCGAAGTGGCGATCGAGCTCGGATTCGCCGGCAGATTTCTCTCCGAACTGTGCGATCCGGACGTTGGCCTCGATTACGGTTGCAAGAAACTGCGGCAGTGCTTTGACAAGCATTCTTTCGATGTGGAAGCTCTGCTCGCCTACAATGGGGGCGGGGATCTCACCTACCCGGACCTAGTGCTCGCGCGCCTGCCGCACTACTACTAGAACAGGAGAAACACCCATGAAACACCCAAAAAGCACGGTGTTCTATCTTGGACTCATCCTGGCGATGAGCCTCACTCTGCCCGCATTCATGTGCAGCGGGTCTGATCTGCACAAAGCCAACCGCGCCGCAAAGCAAGTGGCCGACGACCTCCATGAATTCGAAGCCATAGTCGAGCAGCAGTATTCCGTCGGCCAGCTCGACAAGGAAGAAGCGCGGGCGCTCGCACAGTGGGCGTCCGACTCATCGCTCGCGAACGATGCCTTCGTTGCGAAGATAAAGGGACTGTCGACACTCAATAGTTCAAACTCGGCTCTGGTCGTCGGTTGGTTCAACGACCTGGTGGGGCAGATCGACAAGTTGAACGACCAAGGCGTGCTGCACATCAAAAGCGCCACGGCGAAGGCGAAGTTCGATCTGATCTATCAGAGCATTCAGACGGGACTTACGACGTTGCAGGGGTTGCTGGCAGGCCTCGGAGCGCAGCCATCACACTCTGGGCTGCCGGATCCGGCGTTGCCGGTCCAGCGGGCCGGGCTCGATGCTGCGGGGATTGCGACACTGCTGATGGCGTTCAACGGGATTGCGAAGCTGATCCTGCAGGCGCGGTCGGATGGATCCTTGACCGACGAACAGCTACAGCAAGGCGCGCTCGACGAGGATGCTGACACGCGCAACCACGCAGCGGCGTTTATTGCGCAGCTGGAGCAGGGATCGAACCCACCGCCGAAGTGACGTATGTAACATGGCAGGGCGAGAGCAGGCCTGGTGAAAGCCGGGCCTTTTATTTTGGCTCGAAGCTCATCTGCTGAGGCTGTGCGGGAAGTTTGGCTTGCTGCATCTGCTTGCGGAACTCGGCCGCCTTCGGGCATGACGTCCAATGCGGATTGAATGGCTGCAGTTGATCAGCATCCGCCGGGACGACGTCGATCGGGATGCGCTTGCCGAGCGGCGTCGAATACCACTCGATGGTTCTGCCGCAGCCTTTGCAGTGCGAGCAGCTCACAAACTTGTAGCCGGCGCACTCCGCGCCTTCTACGGTCTCAGGGAATTTCGACATCAGCTCCTCCATCTCGCGCCCAGGCCCAACCGGCGCAGCACATCAGCCCTTGCCTTCTCGTCCCACACTTTGATCAGCGCCAGGAGTTCTGAGAACTCGGCGACGGTCATATTCCCTTTTTGGCCGTTCGACACCGAGCACACCAGCTGCAGGTTCTCGAACGAATACGTCCCGCCCCGCGAAGTCGGGATGCGGTGATCCCAGGAGAAGTTCTTGGCGGTGATCGTTCGCCCGCACCAGCGGCATGCGGTGCCGCGGCAGTTTCGAGATTCCGCTCGTAGCTTCTCGACATCGAAGTCGATCTCCGAGTCGCGCTTCTCATCGCGAGCCTTCTCCAGCATGCTGCGGAAGATGCTGTAAGCACGCTTGTTGACGAGCGAGATCTCATCCTGCTCGCGCACCTGCTTCCGCATCGCGGCCATCGATTTGTCTGCTGCATTCATAAATTCATAAATCCTCAAATCACTCAGCTCTGGGCGACCAAGCGCTTCAGGTACTCTTTGCCGGTTAGACCGAACGTCGAAGCAACAGCGTTTAGCGGTGTCAGTTTTTGCGGCGCCCCGATCTCGCTCCCGCCAAGCATGGGACGGAGTTGGGGATGCACCCGCAGAAAGTAAGGCTTGCTGCTGCCGTCGGGCTCGGGTGTCGAGTTCAACACCTTAATCATCACGAGCGGCTCATCGCCCGGAACCTCGACGTTGTAAAGTTCGCCGAACTCGTCCTCGGCGATCTTCTTCGCGCCAGCGTCCAGCAGGTAGCGTGCCTGCCCATAGCGATCGATCATCACTCGCCGCACTTCTGCGTTTTCTTCTTTCTGGATCTGGGCAACGGTGAGCTCTTGCGGTCGCTCGATGACTTGCTGAGAAACGCGAACGCCGTGCCAGGCGTAAATACACCAGCGATCGGGATAGCCCACTGCCGGGCCGTCCTCACAGTGCAGACGGCCTCGGTCGTCACGCTTGAGGACCGAAGGGCGCTCGGATATCCAGCAGATCTTCGCGTGCGGAAGGAACCAGCCGGCATTTTGGCAGATCAGTCGCAGCCCTTCGAGTCGTTCGGTCTGCTCACGCAACCCGCACACTTCGCGGAAGAAATTGTAGAAAGCGATCCAGGCGGCATCGTGCTGACCATACCCGCTGTCCCTGACGCTGGCCCTGACGCTGTCCATGACGCTGGCCCTGACGCTATCCCTGACGCTGGCCCTGACGCTGTCCCCGACGCTGGCCCCGACGCTGTCCCTGACGCTGGCCCTGACGCTGTCCCCGACGCTGTCCCTGACGCTGTCCATGACGCTGTCCATGACGCTGGCCATGACGCTGTCCCTGACGCTGTCCCTGACGCTGTCCCAGACGCTGTCCCTGACGCTGTCCATGACGCT